ATGCTTACGGTAAAGCAAATCGACGCAGCAAAGCCTGCGGAAAAATCATATCGCCTGGCAGATGCAGGAGGTCTATTCCTGTTCGTTCCCCCATCAGGGAAAAAGGTGTGGCGCATGCGGTACCGGTTCGAAGGGAAGGAAAAAACGCTGGTTATCGGACCGTACCCTCAAATATCTCTCACAGAGGCCAGGTCAAAACAGTCAGAAGCAAAAATGAAGTTGCTGGCAGGTGTTGATCCGGCAGAACAAAAGCAAGCCATTAAGAAGAAGGAGAAAGAGGCTGTAGCTGATTCTTTCGGTGACATTTTCCATGAGTGGCATGCTCATAAATCAAAGGTGTGGTCGAAAGGATATGCTGACGAGATGATGAGCATGTTCACGGATGACATACTTCCGATCATCGGTCATTTACGCATGGAGGAAGTCGAGCCAATGACTCTTCTGAAGGTCATCAGGCTATTCGAGGACAGGGGCGCAATGGAACGCGCTGATAAAGCCAGACGCAGATGTGGTGAGGTATTCAGTTATGCGATAGTAACTGGAAGAGCTAAATACAATCCTTCTCCAGACCTTGCCGGAGCCATGAAGGGATATCGCAAGAACAACTACCCTTTCCTTCCCATGCATCGCATACATGAATTCCAGCGTGCATTGAACGCGTACGGCGGCTGGATAGTAATGAAGATTGCCGCGCAGGTATTGCACTATACAGCTATGAGAACTGTCGAGATGAGATCGCTGGTATGGTCAGGAATAGATTATGAGAACAGGATTATCAGCATCGACCCGTCGGTAATGAAAGGCAGGAAGCTTCATATCGTCCCTATGTCAGATCAGGTCGTTGAGCTATTTAAGGTATTGCAGCACATAACAGGTCAGTATTCGCTTTGCTTCCCGGGCAGAAACGACAGGAAGAAGCCAATCAGCGAGAATGCTGTACTTGGAGTTATTCGTAGCATTGGATACGAAGGACAGACTAGCGGCCACGGATTCAGGCACCAGTTCAGCACAGTGCTGAACGAGAAGCACTGGAATAGTGATGCAATAGAGATGCAACTGGCACACGTAAGTGGCGGAACTCGCTCTGTTTACAACCACGCAGCTTACCTTGATACGCGCAGGGAGATGATGCAGTGGTGGGCGGATTGGTTGGATGAGAAGGTGTCGTAATCGGATGACGTGGAACATCATTCCATCCATTGATGGCCCGACAATTGATGGCAATCTGCCGGGCTAGCAATTTTTATCGAGTGACGTCCTCTACAAGATCGACTTTAACACCCTTCTTACGTGATATTACCCGGTCAATGAATGAAGCGAAATTAGCTGAAAGCTCGATTGATTTTTTATCAACAAACTTATAAAAAACAGTGCTTGCCAAAAGCGTTGCTGCTGTTACTGACACAAAAGCAATCAAGGCACCCTGCGATGTTTGCCCAGTATAATTCCAGATATAAGGGCCAATTAGTGCAAGAAAAATAGGGTGAAGCAGGTAAACTGAAAACGACATTTTACCGAAAAACTTGAAAGGCTGTTTTGCCAGGAATCTTAATACCGCACAATCAACAAATATACTTGTAATTACGAGAATCGCACCAGATCCAAGCGGTAGCATCCAAGACACCCTTATTCCATACTGAGACATGTGTACAAAAAGAGAAACAACATATTGATAAGAATAACTTGTAGAGGTATACCCCATCAGATAAAGGCCTAAAGCCAACAGGGTAAGAGATATCAATTTAGTTTTTAATGTTGATGTATAGTTTATTTCAAAAGTTGAGATAAATACACCGGCCATAAATAGGCCATAAAACACAGCAAAATCATTTGGGTGAAAGGTAAGAAATATAAAAGCCGTAAATGAAGCTATCCGCAATAAATTCTTATCTCTTCCAAATAATGCAAGAGTTGCGTAAACCAACAACGATCCGAAGAATTCTACACTTATCGTCCACAGAACATAATTATATGGAGTAATGCCAAATAGCATCGCTCCAAAAGCACCATCCCACAATGCCCCTTTTAATGTTGGATCGAAAAGGAACTCAGCAGCTAGAGGAACGTGCCTTGCAACATCTGCATTCGCTTTGAACGCTCCAGATACTGCAAACAGAAAACAAACCATAACCGAGAAGAACACCGGCAGGCCAAGGCGTATGTATCGTTTAAGTGCCGCATCTCTAACATACTCATATGCAACATTTCTTTTTAAGCAACTCATAGAGAGCACAATGCCGCTAAGGACAAAAAATATAGCGACAGCAGAGCTACCATTGTAGAAAAACTTAAATGGTGAGTTAAAAATAGCTGCTTCCAACTCATTTTTAAGCGCTGCACCTGAATGCATCCATGGTGCGAACATGACAAAAGCGTGAGAGAGGACAACTGCGATAGCAGCCACCCCTCTCACTCCATCAAGAACGAATATGTTTGATTTACTCATCGCTAATGCTCACTAAAAATTTGTGAGATTATAGATGAAAAGTCAATTATTTCAAGATTTAAATAAAAGAATACAAACATAATCGCAACAATTAATTACTGAAAGCTTTTTAATATTGCTGATATATATATGTAAGAATCTACTACCACCGAGGCATTAGTTAAATTTACCATTTGTAACTCAACCGCTCCTGCGTTGAAACTTGCAACCTGTATAACTAACTGAGGGTATAGTTTCTGCAATGACCAGCTTACAGCAGCGCCCTGCTTTAAATTTTCAAATGGTATTGTTTGTGTATAAGTACCACTGGCTGCAATTGTTGTTGATATACTGTAATTAACAAATTGCTTATTGTATATCCCCGCTAAAGAATGAATTTCCTCTCTAAACTGTGTTTTTAACTGATTGTTAGGTATCGATTCACCGTTATCAGTCCCGATAACGTTACTTCTATGACCATTTGGGTTTACGGTGTAAAAATTTACTTTTGTAGTATCACTATATGGAAATAATGCCAACCCTATAAATGTTTGTCTTCCTCCATCCTTTGCAAGGCATGTAAAGTCAGGATTTCCATTATCTATACTGGTGTTTATCCAAACGTTATGGTAGGGAGAGTTTATCGAGAAAAACCACTCCCAAACGCTTTTTACACCTTCAATATTACAAGTAATGAATGTGTTTGTTTCATAAACACCTCTTGGGTTGCTAAAGTCATATGCAAGCTCGCTGGACACCAACGTGTTGCTTATAAATGTGCTTCTGTTTAAAACGCCATTGAATTGCACGCAACGAACACAATTCCCTGCATAGCATTGCTCTATAACTCCAAAGTAAGATTGGCCACCAACTGCCGGGTCGTACGCATTAGGATATGTGGTAACTCCACCTGTAGTTACACGAGTGTCATCAATCCATTTATTGAACGAAAATGCGTTATTGAATAAATCAGCTCTGACTCGCTTGAGTTTAAAATAAGAGCCATCATTAATATCAACGGCATTAATGTCCTTTGCATTTCTCCCAACCAGATAGATATCTTTGATCCCTACGTTGTGACATCCAGGAGACCAGCCTGTTGGCCTTGTCGTTCTTAACATGGTGCTTCCGGCTGGGAATGTAGATGAAGCACGTATTAGTGTTTTATCATATCCCCCACCCCTCAAAGTAACACCAGGATATAGCAATACAGTGTTTGAGATGTAAAAATCACCAATCACCGTCACTTCTGGAATACCAAGAGTAAACGCGGCCACAATTGCAGCCTGTAGGTTTGTAGTCAGATCTGGTTGACCTGTAATTACCCCACCAGGAACAAAATCAGCAGCCAAATCGATAGAGTTTCTAAGCTTTCTGTCTACCGTGGTGAGTTGTGATGATGGCTGGTTGAGATTGTACCCAACCATAGAGGAGCCAGCAGCAGACTGTAGTTCTGCGGTAAATCTCTGCTCGAACTGGTCAGGATCGTACTTTAATACGTTTGGATAGTAGAATTGCTGAGAGCCATAAGCGTCGTAAATTGCCATTGAATGGCCTTCAACGGTAACAAACTTTGCAATTTGCCCGTTGTAAACCGGATAGCCGGCAGCGTTTATAATGATTGGCTGAGAAACTGGTATTGGATCTGAACCATCTTCTGGGTCAATGTATACCTGAACCTGATTAGCTGGATTAACCGGGTCAGTATCAATCTGACCGATATAAACTTTACCGTTAGCGTTGGCTTTAAATGAACGAGCCAATGTGAATAACTGAGCTGGTTGGCTCACGACAACATTAGGTATGATGTCTGACATTTAATATGCTCCGGGCGCAGCAAAGCCGCACAAGCTAAAACTTGCGCAGCGTTGCGTCATATTTGGTTTATAATGAGTTAAAAATCAGGGGGATTTATGGAACGTGACTTTCTTAACTTTGCGTTGTTACTATGCGGAATTGTCGTAGGTAAGTTGTTATTCGCTTAATGCGTCTGATTTAGCGCCTTGAGCAACAGAGTTAACAGCCCGCTCAACATCAGCCAATGCTTTTTCGAAGGCCGTAGAACCACGTGGCGTGTTAGCCAGACGAAGCATCGCATTTCGCGCCGGTTCACTCTCATACATTCTCGCCAGTAATCCGTATCCACCACCGGCTCCAACTAGAGCTGGGTTTGTTGCTGATCCAATTCCTAAGATGAATGGGATTGTCTGCTGACCTGTTGGCGTTGTTACCCCAGCCTGACCTGCCCGCTTAGTTGACTCAAGATAGTTCTTTAATCCTTTCAGATACGCAGCATCACGTCCTTTAAAAGCGATTCCTGTCTGGTTAGACATCAGATTAACCTGGCGCAGGAATTGGTCGGGATAACCGCCTGATTTCTCCATAGCCTTTCCGATGATACCGTTACGCATTTGTGCGCGGCCCACCTGACCGACTGACCGGTACAGATTCTGAACCTCTGATTTGTTCTTGCTGAAAAGCATGTTATTGACCACTTCAGGAGTTAAGTCTCCTTTCATGATCACGTTCTTGAGGCGAGTATTCTGGAGTTTGTTGGCTTCGTCAGCGTAGATGGCGTTAGCTTGCTTATAACGACGCAGGGTGTCATTTCCAAGATTCTGTCCGATTGCGCTGTCGATATCACCAGTCATTGCATTGTAAATACGCTGAATGGCTGCATCAGATCGGCTTGGTAAGACTGTCCTCTCTCCTTTAACATCCTGCCTAAACTGGCTTCTTAATCCGCTTAACTGCTGCAAATCCATTGCCATTGGGCCGCTTGCTCCAGCATTGCGGGTAAGCTCATCGCGATAGGCCTGAAGCTTAGAAATCGTATCGTTATCCGCAACCTTTCCAAGTTTCTGCAAACTGGCTATTTCAGTATCAATCTGTTGAATTGCCTTTGACGGCTGAATGTTTACGCCTGACATTGCGTTTTGTACTTGCTCCAGACGATTACCAGCAGCACGTTTGATGCCTGATGATTTAGCTTTCAGGCTACCAACTACAATCGACGGATCATACTCACCAAACCGTGATGCAAATTCATCTACCAACTGACTACGTGCCTCTTGCTGGTTAGCTCGCATAGTGCTTGTTCCAGCAAATGGGATGTTTTCAGCGGTGGTCTGTGCCATTCGACCGACGCGGGAATTCGGCTGCAAAACGTCAGTGGTATGCAAAGGAACATCAGCAGCATTAGCGAACTGAATAGCCTGCTGTGCTTCTGGTGCGATCGCACCTCTAATTCCACGATAAGCAGCACCGGCTGCACGACCTAACTGGTTAATCGCCCCACCCAATACGACACCGGTACCTAAGTCTGTTGCCAGAGCTTCAGGATTATCACGCTCACTATTTGCAGCCAATGAACCAACGGCGTTTTCAGCCAGCAAACGAGATGCTCCCTGAGCAACCCGACCGGCTATAGATGGAGCTTGCGCTGCAATTCTCTCTGCACCAACAGGAGTCAAATATGGCAGCGCTTCAGAGAAGATTTTACCTTCCGTCGTCTGTGGAGTAAGAGAACCTTGTTGCAATCCAAAGTCCTGCTCAAGTCCTTGAGTCGTGACGCGTGGTGCTGGCTGATATGTTCCATCACCTATGCCAAGCTTCTGGCCAGCCCATGCCCCGGCGCTGGCGACAGCATCAGCCATTGATGCCGGGATGTTCGCCAGGTTAACGCCAGCCTGAAGCAATCCACGTCCAGTCTCTGCTGCGGCATTCTCAAGATCGGACATGAAGCCACCTTGTTGCTGTGGCTGCGCCGGCCCATGTGGTTGTTGTACTGGCTGTTGAGTAGTTGGAGGTGGATAAGCAGCATAGAAAGCCTGTTTAGCCTTTTCTGCATCGTTTCCGGCTTGCGGAGCTACTACTTCATTGAAGTATTGCTCCTGCGCCTGTGCTTTCTGCTCTGGTGCTAATGCCTGGTACTGTTGAGAGGCAATAACGTCTTTCCATGCCTTAGCCATTAATCACCCCATAGAGACTGGTAGCCATTTTGCTGTTGTGGTTGTTGTGCTGCCGGTGCTACCGGCTCCTGGTAATCAAACTGCTTCTTCACAGTCCCCAGCTTACTTTCTAACTGAGTACGAATTTTACCTATTGATGATCTGAACGCGTCTTCGCTCATCTTTGGACTCAGGGCGCCAACAGCATCAGATAGTTTTTTACCTTCAGCATCAGACAATGCGCCCATGCCTTTTAAGCTCGCCACCATAGGCAAGAACGTCTGCGCCTTGAATGTATCAAGACGGGCCTCGAAGTTTGCAGCATCAGATCCTGGTACTGTTGGGAAAGCAGAGCGGACACCTACCGCCTTCGACAAACCCGGGCTTTTCTCAATCTCACCAAGGGAGTCAAGCGCCGTACTGAACGTATCAACCGCTCCCTGTGCCGCCGCTTGTCTGTCGGCTTTTGCTATTTCAGCCTTCTGACGAACATCAGCCTGCTTCTGCTTAAGTTCATCCAGTTTTATCTGGTTAGTCTCTCTGGCGATTTGACGATCGAGAACCTTATCCTGTAATTCGGCCCGCTGAATTTCACGCGATAGCGCGGCGTTCTGCGCACTGATGTTTTGCCCGCGAACGGTGATATCTTGCCCACGTTGTTGAAGATATTCTCCAGCCTGGTTGCTGCGGATTGTTTCAGCAAGTTTGCCGCGGTCAATGTCGCGACCTGCTACTTTATCCTGAATATCGAAATACTTTTCAGGACCAACCGCATGCATCCCGATCAGGTCTGTTAGCTGAGAGAATCCTTCAGGACTTTGCTGATATGTCTGCCATGCCTGCTCAGGAGATACACCAATTTGCTGCAGAGTATTCTGATGAGTTGCAAGTTCGCGCATGACAGCATCCGGACCCTGAGCAGCGGCGATATTCAGCCGTGCAGACATATCACCCATCGCCTGATTTCGATCAGCGTCAACAAACCCCATACCCTGACGGATTGTTTCAATCTGGTCTGGATTCGTGGCCGCAAGCTGGCGCAAGGCATCTCGATCACCTGCTGCATAAGCCTTACCGAATGCCTGCTGAAATTCTGATAAGCGCTTAGCCGCCTCACCCTGACTGATAGCCTGACCTACCGCACCAATACCCTGAGCGAGTTGAACGCCAACGTTTGGGCGCTGGCTGAAGTCGTAGCTTGATAGTGATGGCTGCCCGGGCGCGTTTTGGTTAGCCACCTGCATTGATGGCAGACCAGCAAGTTGAAATGTAGACACGATAACTCCTTAGAAGAGTGAGCCAAGCAATCCGATACCAGCACCGATGCCAGCACCCCATGGCGTCGAAGTGCCTAACAAACTTGCAATACCAGCACCGGCAAGTGCACCGCTCGTACCGCCGCTAATGGCGCTACCAAGCGTTGATTGTCCAGAGCCCTGAGAGCGGATAGCCGCCATCTGCTGCGCGAGATTCCCGGCGTTGTTGGCGTAGTTCTGACCTGCTGAAGCCTGACCGGCCGCCGCAGACTGACCAACGTTTAACAGGTTGCCGTAATTCTGCATCTGGCCGGAAAGCCAGTTCTGACCGAGCGTTGGCGCAATGGATGCCAGTTGGTTTGACGTCGCGGTAGAGCCAAGGCCGCCGGTTGCTTCTGCTGCATTAAGCGACTGATAACGGGCCTGATTTGCTAGCTGCTTATATTGGTCTGAGTTGTAATACTGGTTAAGAGCGCTGTTCTGCCCTTCAAGCGTGGATAATTGCTGGATTTGTTGGAGTGCTGGCAAACCAGCAGCGGCGTATGGTGCAAGCTGCTCCATGACACGGTTGAACTGTTCATCCTGCTTGTCGATCCCATATTTTGTTGCTTCGGCTGCTGCTTTCTGACCACTGCTGGATGACCCGCCCTTGCCACCTTTCAGGTACAGGCGATTCTCGAGATGTTTACTCGCAATCTGAAAAATTAGCATGTTGTTACCTATCTTGAATGACGGGAGAGGAAGTCGATTAGTTCTTCGCGGGTTGCTGAATAGAAAGTGACGTCGTCTACGCCTTTGAAATACTTCTTGATGGTTCCTACGCGGTTAAGGCCGATCATCGCGCAGTAAATCTGTCCGTGACGGAACTTGCGCGCCGCATAGGAGATGACGCAGGCGAAGTTAGTCGTGGCGATGATGTGTCGCCAGAATGCCAGGCCAATGTCCTTGCTGAATCCTCTGGCGCACGGAAGATACATAGCGTGACAGTCGAATGTTAACGGCTGCGTTTCGTGGTAATACACGATGCCGCCGAACTCACCATGCACGTGGACTTCGAAATATTTCGTGTCAGGTTTGTAGTCATAGCCGTCACCGTTATTGCTACCGGCGATGATGTCAGGATGATTGCCTACAGCCTCAACCAAATCGGCATTTCGCGTTGGCTTGAATGTAATCATCATTGCTCCGCGATAATTTTTATGGTCGTGGCAGTGAATGCCGCACCGTTTGCCTGAATGGTGATGGTGCTGCCATTGGTAGCAAGGAAACCACCCTGATCGACACTGAAGAACGTTGCTAAGAGAATGTTGTCCGTTGCCGTGGCAGCATTACGACTGGCTACCAGCGTGTCCGGAACAGCACCTGAGAAAGTAAGCTGCATCGACCGGTTTGTCGTTCCGCCCGGGTAACTTCCTATCAGTGACAACTTGAAATTAAGCGTCTTGTTTTCGTTGTAGACGGTCAATTTGTCTGTGGTTGTGTTGAAGAACGGTAATAATGTTCCTGATGATGGTGTCAACGCTTTGAGCATTGTGATCAGGTTTGTCGCCGTTGTCGGAATTACCTGCGATATGCCAGTGTAAACAACCTCTGACTTCTTGCGAGTCGTTGCGTACTCAAGAGCATCAATGCGCGTTTCGTGGTCAGCTAATTCAGCCTCGTTAGCAGCGATTCGCGTCTCATGGTCAGCGAGAGTAGTCTCAATGTCTGCGACTTCATCAATCAGGTAATCGACATCGTTACGCAGTACGTCAATCTTTCCCTCTGCCGTTGTCAGTCGAACATCGAGTAACTGAATAGCCTGGGTGTTGGCGGTAATTCTTCCCTCGTGATCGGCAAGAGTAACGTCCTGTTCATCATTCTTAACCTGCGCGTCGTATGCCCCTTGCCCAGCTTCATTGGCCTTACCTGCAATGGCACCAACATCAGTTCCCTGAGCAATGACATAAAGCAGGTATGACTGACTGAAAACATTGCGAGGAAGGATTGAAGCATCAAGACGAGTAGCCTGGATAACGACAGGTGTATTAAGTGACGGATCTGCCATTACTCAATCCTTATCTGACACCCAGATAGCGTTACTGGTGATTTGGTGATTACACGCATCTTGAAACCAATAATTCGGCGTATGCGTCCAACTCGTTTCCAGATAACTCTCTTGTCGTAAACGAATGGTTTGTTCTGTTCAATCATCTGCTCACGACCATAGTTAATGCCGTCAGTAGTAGCAGACAGAAACAGGCGGTCAGCGTATTGCGCTACACCAGTTGAGGATTCAACCTCAAGATCGAATACGCGGGCATTGTCAACTTTGAAGATCGGAGTAAACAGAAGGTGCTCCTGCTGTTTTTCGTACTGACTACTGATATCAAACTGCAATTGGCCTTTAATCGCTTCCAGTTTGTCACCGCATGTGATTTGGTTACCTTCGTACATGAAGTCGATGGCGCGGTAGACATCATCGTAAAGACCGGTTTTCAGTACGCACCATTGCGGTCCGTTCTGGCTTGATGATACGTCGTATACCAGCACATGCCGTGGAAGATGGATAATCAGCAATTCATGGGAGTCGAATCGCAAAGTTTCCATCACGCCAGTGGACAACTCGCCAGCCGTGTATGAGCGGATAATCTTCTCAATGGTTGCCGTAGCTATTGGCGACGCCTGTCCTGACCCAATCAGGTAAACAGAAGGAGCACCTGTAGCCGGATGGCTGATAAATGCATATGAGTCAGCGAATGGAGTTTTGCAGTATGTGCCAGCGATCCCCTTCTGCACCATCAAAGATGGCTGCGCTACATAAAGCGCTGCACCAACCGTGGTCGTTCCGGTTAGCGAGAAATACTCAATGGTTGATGACCCAAAGCAGACGATGAAGTCGCGCCATGTACCTATGCCGATGATTCCATCTGGCTGTGACTCGGCACGATACTCAGCACTGTAACGGTCAGGATGTGATTCATCTTCAAGGTCAGTAATAAACCATGAATCTGAGCTATCCTTCGCCCATGCATAGCGCCCTCGCAGCCGGGTTACATCACGCGCAGAACCGAGTTCGTACTGCGTATAGCCAGAGTCAACAGGCCAGTTGGCGATCGTCTTTGTGGTTCCGTCATATCGGTACTCAACAACATTGCCATTAACACAAACAGCCTGAGACGTTCGCCCATGGGCTAGAGATACGCGAGACGAACCGGAAACATCACCCACCGCAGAATCCGACCGGTACAACTTGCCACCCATAACGCGATATACGGCATTCTGAGAGGTGTTGTACTCAGCCCCGCGAGAAGTACCAGCTACGTCTGATAACTTCGTTACACCGGGGAATGAGCGCAGATAACCGTTGCTGTTGAGCACTTCTTTAGGTGTCGCCAGAAGATTGACAGGCAGATAGTCGATGTAGTCGGCGTTGCGGAAGTCTTTGCCGACTCCTTTCATTAAAGGTAATTGCTGAACCGGCATTTACTCACCTATGGATTTGGTACATCACCGTCGATTGGTGGCAAGTCGCCAGGGTAATAGCGATCCGATGTGAACACGTCATACTTGTTGCCCTGCCCAACCGGGAAGTCTCCCAGGCGGCGCATGGAAGGAACAACCAACGTGTCAGTCAGCAGTGCATCGTATGCCTTGGCCGCGTTTGTCTCGATTCGTGGAGTTGGCTCAATGCCATAATCCGACATCATGCGGAGAAGAAGTTGGTAGCCAACAGCATGCTTGTATTTTCGTGGCAGACCAGAGTCATCATCAGGTAGCGGCTCTTCGTCATCAGCAGAGAAGATGTACCCGATTTCACCCGGGTTAATTAGCCACTCGGCCATCATATCTTCTAAATCGACTACGCCGTCCTCTACTGATTGCGGTTCTACGTCTGTAAGCGTTGCGTTAGAGGCAACTGCAAACTTCCGGAGGGAAAAGAGAACAATCTCACCCTTGGTCAGCGTCGTTGACATTATCTGCCGCCTTACGTCCGCGTTTGGTGGCTGGCTTCAGGTCGTCAACTGAGGCGACAAAGCCTAGCTTCTGGTAAATGGGGAAATCTTTCTCGACGATAACAGCCTGGACATGCCCAGCTTCGTTATCAGCGGTAAGAAATACACTCATGCGATCCATGTTCACCTCAAAAAAATAAAGGGGCCGAAGCCCCCTGTGATTACGGATTACCGAAGAACTGACCGCCCATGTGCGGGTTGAAGCACACGTAAGCCGGCAGCAGGTCGAAACGCATTTTCTGCACGTTGGCATCGCCGTCAGCGTATTTGTGAACACGGATGGAGAACCCTTCGTATGTTGCGACAGCGGAGTCGATGCTGTTCAATTTCGGCAGCGGGATGGTGCCCAGTCCGCAGAAGAATTTGTTGTAGAACAGGTTCGGCTTCATGGTCTGGCCTGCAGTGCCAATCACGGTAACTTCGTCACCAGAGGTTACTGCGCGACTTACCGCGTTGTACTGCTGCTGAGGCGCAGCGTCGTAAATCGGCACGCCGGACAGCGTTACAGTCACAGCACCGCCCGCGGTGGAGTTGGCATCGGCCAGAACTGTAGCAGTGAAACTGATCGGAGCGGATCCGTTATACAGAACCTGCTTGGACTGCTGCTGCAGCCAGTAGGTGCTTGTGAACTTAATCTGATCGCCTGCTTTCAGGAAGCCGGTGACAGATGCTGTCGCGCCAGCCAGGGTCAGGCTGAACTGATAGGTATCTTTCACCGCGTCGTAGGTGACGGTTGGAGTGGTGGATACTGTCAGCGTACCGCCGAATGCGCCCTGAGTGCGAGAAGCCAGGCCGTTGGACATCAGCGCGCGGATACCGCCGAAGTTGGAGGTGATCTGAGCCTGTTCCCATGCGGTGCGAACCAGTTGGTCAGAAGCATGCAGGCCAGACTGAGCATCTGCCAGGCGCTGCGCCGACCATGGGTCCATAACCGCATAGTTCTCACCCTCTTCAACGCCAAGGTCTTTAAGGAATGAGGCAGTTTGCGCCACGTCTGACCATTTGTTGATCGGGGTGTTCGGACTGCCGAGAGACAGCGCGCCGTTACGCATCATGAATTGCGCCAGTTCAGTCTCCAGATCGGTAACGATACGCTGACGAACCGGTGCCAGAATCTCATCCAACTGGTTCAGCTTGATAGCTTCTTCCAGTTGGGTGTACTCAACTGCCACGGTGATGTAATTACCGACACGACCGGTAGCCTTACCGGAGACGATGTTGTTTTTCGTCTGACCGGAGATGTCACCCGTAGGGGTGCGAAGAGATGAGAACTGATGCGGACGCTTGAAGCTTACGCTGTCGCCGGTGCTGGAGTTGATTTCACCTGCAAGCAACTGACGGTCTACGGTTTTTGCCAGCACCAGATCGGACATGAAGCCCGGCAGAAATTTCTTGAGAACGATTTGACTGACGTTGCTGTCGAGTTTGTTAGTAGTAGCCATTTAGCTTTTCCTATTCGATGATTGCGCCGGGGCAGAATTTGTTGAAGTCGTCTTGTTTCGCATCAGCGCCGCCACCTCGAACTTCCGGCTCTGGTTTGATGGCTTTCTTGGCTTTAGGCGCAAGGCTTACTTGCTTGCTAATCTGGCCTAAGAGAAATGCTGCGCGAAGTGGGTCTGTCTCAGCGGCTACACGCTGGCGTAGTTGTTGACTCTTACCTAGCCCGTAGGCAATCAGTTCTGAGCCTTCGTCTGCGCAGTGAATCAGGATTTCCTTGTGCAGGTCTGGCACCTCAGCACGAACTATTTCCTCCATCTGCTGGTAATCTTTCACCGGCAATGTGGATGCTCGTTTCTGATGAGCTTCAACCCGCTGCTGGAAACGTTGCTGATATTCCTGCTGCTGACGCAGTTGCTGCTGCTTACTCTGCTCGGCACGGCTCTTTTTCTCATGCCAATCAGTTACTGCCTGCTCAAACGCCACCTCGTCGTAATCGCACGACTCGAGTGTCGGCTTCGGAGGAATGACGTCTACTTGCTGCAGTGGTTGCTGCTCGGCTGGCTTGGATTTAACTTGCTCAAGCTCTCGGCGCAGTTCCCGTAACTCTTTATCTTTTTCGCGGTTGTTCTTGCGTAAGTCTTTCACCCACTGAGGTGCAGGTTGACCATCAACGTGATCGTCATCCTCTTCCGTCAGTTGAATTTCTTCGTCACCGATACGCAGGGAGTATTCATCCGGCTGCTCTTCGGCCTGTTCACTTTCGGTAGAAACCTCTTTCTCAGTTTCGGCCTGGTCTTTCTTCTCAAGCTGATCCTGTTGCTCAGTGGTTACTTCTTCGGCTGATTCCTGTTTTTCAGACAGGGCAATAACCTGACCGTCGATGATCAGTTCGCTTTCCATTGATTACTCCTGATTAACTCGGCAGTGAGTCTGCCGGTGACTGTGATGATTTGAAGAGATTGGTGATATCCATGCGCTCTGAATGCCCTTGCGCCTGCCCTTTGAGGACTAACTCAGCATCAGCGCGAGCGTTATCACCCTGCTGTTGCTGGAACTGGCCAAGAAGCTTGAGGGCTTCGCGGATATCTTCTTTCTGCTTGCTGTCTGCGGATGCGAGAATCTCCACCACTTTGGCAGCGGCAACCTGCGCATCTGTCTGTGCTTTGAATGCTTTAACCTGAATATCGGCCCTCTGATTCTCAGCCTTCATCATTTCAGCATTAGCTAACTTATCCTGAGCCATTGCAGAAACCATGTCTGGGCTTGGTTGTTGCTGTTGCGCCTGCTGAGCCAGGGCAACCATCTTCGCCTCTTCCTCATTACGAGGCTTAACAGCTCCAGATATAAGCAACTGCTTGCGGTTGAACTCTTTAACGTCATCCAGACCTTCACCATCCGTGTTATCCAGGATTATTCCCTGAATAACTGGGCGCATTGGGTCATTAGGTAGCATCGTGCCGAGAACATTTGTCAGTACCGATACCGTTGCATCACGACGTGCCGTATAGCTTGGCCCGACATCGACAGTGACATCGTAACGACCAGTAGACAGGTCGTTCAGCGCAACAACATTACCGGTCTGGCGATCGACAACCTGCGCATTCATTAGCGCGATGTCGTCGGTTCCATCCTCGTTAACAACGCGAACCTCACGATCTGAACCGTAGACCTCACGAGCCATTGACAGCCAAACCTCTCCCGCACGCTTCAGGCTCTTCGCCATGTTGTCCAGGTAGATGAATGACGCCATATCCGAGCGGTTCATCAGGTTGTTAACGGTCTCCTGAGCGACATTGCTCGGCATCTGCTGCATTGCCTGACTACCACCGGTTACTTCCTGAATGTCTGCGCTGGTCTGCTGCAGTAACGCAGCAAGAGCCTGATTCATCACCGCTGGCTGCGTGTAGCCTGCCGGCGTGGCAGGAGCAATAACGTTGCCAGCCTTGTCCTTTACTTCGCGCAACGGGAGGAATGTTGGTCGCTTCTTGTTACGGTCTTCCCAGTGCTTCTCAAGCCCTCTGATTTGCTCCATTCCGACGATGGGTATTGCACTCGGATCTTGGGCCGCAGTGTCAGCCAGCATTGAAACCTGAAGGTTATAGAGTCGCTGCGGGTCCATTGCCTTAGCGATATGTCCTTCGACACGCTCGATATCGTCGATGAACCAGCGCTTGCCATAAACCGGTATCAGCGGGATGTGTTCGCCAGGGATGCGCCGCGGTTTCTCGAGGAAGTTGTCACCGTCTACGACTGAGACATAAACGCGACGACGCTTAACAGAACGACGCGCCACTTCAACGAATCCGGCCATTGCAAGTTCATCTTCAATGTCGGCAATCTGATCGCTGTCGTATGTCGCTATCTCGCCGGTGATTGGCTGTTGGTAGCTGATGACGTCAACTGATTCCTTGCGCACCTCGTAATACTTGGCGATATACACCACTTCAGGTGCAAACCAGTCATACTCCCAACTGGTCATCGTCGTTATGTCCAGAGATGCTGGCGGTGTCTTGCCATACTCGGCTTCGTACTTCTCCGGAGACAGTGAGTACATGCAGAACGCCCACATAGCGTCTGACTTGTCGTACTTCTTAGCGTCAGGGTCGAACCATACTGAGCGTGATGGGTCGTAGATTGGTTCGATAGCGATGCGTTGGCGATCGTCCATCGGGTCATATTCGTTGACCAGCATAGAGGTTAAACGGAAGCAACCGAATCCGCCTGTTGCGGCATCATCAAATGCGTTGTCGCAAGCCTCGCCACCGTCTGTTTCTTCGTAGTCAGCGCGAAACAGTCCATTTAACTTGTTTGCCAACTCTTCGCTGGCTTCTTTATCGCCAGGGCGAAACTTAACGGTGATACGGTTGTTGCGATACTCGGCAATGATCCGGTTAAGCTCTGTAGCTACCTTGTTAATCTCAAACTTTGGATATCTTTCAAACTGTTCATTCAGTTTCGAACCTGCCGCCGTTGCACCTTCCCACTGACCGCCGGGAACACGAGCAAAACGAGTGGCTTCGATGCACTTCTCACGCACATCTTGCTGCGGAGAATAGGCGCGGTCGAACCTGAGCATGACGCGCTCATGTCTTTTCTCTAATGTTTCTGCCATGTTTACCAACTAGAAGATGAGGGGACGTAGATTTCTGTTTCTTCGCGGGCAACTGCCGGACAGTGCATGCACATCATCAGTGAATCAGCCAGGTTAGGTGACTGGATGCCAAGCTTCTGCTTCATTTCGACCTTAGTCATGAGCTCAAGCTTGCCATTACCGTTAAATTTGCGCTGTATCTGAGTGAGTTCTGCAAATAGCTTCTCAAGCATCTTCTCGCCGATAGATTCCTTGTCGAAGCTCAGCATTTCGTCAGGGTCTGCGTATTCGCCATGCTCAACTGCTCGGTATGTCAGATAGAGCCTGTCAGCGAGGGTGTAGTAGAACTGCGCTCGCTTATTTCGAAATACATCACCGATTGTGCGGATGTTGTCACCCTGTACCACCTCATCAGCCCATGCTCCAGCCTGATAGGGCGCATCTTCATCGAATGGCGATTCGCTACCCTTGAACATCGTAACGGTGACTTTCTTTCCGCTGAACGAATCTGTTATCTGCCGACGCAGGCCGGCGCCTAATCCGTCACCGTCAAAAAGGAAGTGATCTGCATTGTCACCGATTGCCAAATCAGCAGCCCAGTCAGCGCCTTCATTGATGTCCATGTGTACACCTTCCTGAATACGCTTTACAACGGAGCCATGACGCATTGCATATCCTTTAGCATCTGGACCTGTATCGGATGGGTCGTGGGCCACAATTACCGCACCCTTGGCTTTCCAGCCGAGCTTAATGTGCGCATCAGTAGCAGCTTCAAGCCATGCAAACTTGATAATTGCCATTTCAGACGCTCCAACAGGCTCACCAAGATAAACGTGACGATACAGCTCATAATTTGCCTTCTTCATAATTTCCATATCTCTACGAAGAGTTTCAGGAAACCATGGATTAGCTGTGTAGTTGATCTGCTTTACGATGCAGTAGCGGTTGCCGTTCTCGTCATAGTCGGGATAGATGCGGTTGGTGACAAATCGCTGATGTGTATCACTGAGCCTGTTCTTAGGGTTGTATGCCACCCATATTTCTGACTCAACGACTCTGCCATACTCAGCGCTGTAGTACTCTTTACGCACAGTAGGGATAAGCGTTTCCCATGAGTCCTTTGATACGTTCTCTGCCTCTTCAACAAGCGCAGCATCAAAGTTTGCGTAGCCCTTGATGTTTTCCACATTAAGCCGCAGGAAGTCGAAGCTGATGCGTCCACCGCTATTGGCAAATATTTCAGTCTTATTAACCGTTACCAGTGAATGCAGATTACGTCGATTAATTTCTTCAACGATTTCCGCGTAGCATGATTCCTTAATGGATTTCATATATTCACGAAAACAGATGAGCTTCCAGCCGTGATAGATGACGTTATTGAGGAGGATTGTTATGAAAGTTCGCGTTTTGGCGGAACCTCGCCCGCCATGAGCTACTTTGAATCTGGCTGGCTGCAGGTATTCTTCAAACGCTTCAGGAATGCTGCATTGCTCTGTCATTGTGTCTCGATTTTTACCACGTTATACACCGGCGCTTTTGGCGTCATGGAGCCGTCATCGGAGGTATGGTTAACATCCTGCTTCTCTCTCCACTTATCTTTCTGCCTGTTCTTAAGCCAGAAGATCATCGCCGTGACATCGCCAGGCACATGCTTTTCTGCATCTACCTCCTTGAACCCGTCAGCGGTTTTCTCTTCTCGCTTCTCTTTCGCCGTATAGCCCATTGCGCGATGAAAAAGGTTACTGGCCACGTCAGCGTCAGCTACTGACTTACCCTTTTTTATGGACTCCAGAAACTCAGAATGTTCTAGCTTCCAATTATTGATTGTTGCCTCACTGACCTCGAAGAAGTCAGCAAGCTCAGCATCGGTGTAGCCCAACAAGCACAACTTGCGAGCCTGTTCGGCATACGCCTCTTGATACTTAGTCGGGCGAGCCATAATTAAGCCTTAGTGAATGCCTGTGCGTATTCAACCAAACGCCCAGGTGTTAGCTGGATAACGCTCATATCACCCAGCGGCAGAAAGCCTGCGGTAATCTTTGCGTTGCACTTGATGGTGAAATCGGCGCGATCTGTGCTTACCACGATGTCGTAGTCAGTTGCCGCTGTACCGCCTGCCGCTACCACCTGGAAGTATTCTGTTTTGGTAGATGTCGCTTTAACGCCTACCAACCCGCCATTAGGAAAGCGAGAAGCAGCGATATGCGCCTTAACAACCGGAACGAGGCTTGCCACTGAACCAGCCGTTGCTGTTTGCATTTCGGTAATAGCCATTACTTAGCTCCTTTCTTTTTCTTCTTGCCGGCCTTACTCATGGCAATGGCGATAGCCTGTTCAGGTTTCTTTCCTGACTTGATTTCTGTTGCGATGTTTTCACCGATAACCTTTTTGCTTCGACCTTTTTTAAGTGGCATCTGTTATGCTCCAGTAGTGAACAGATCCAGCGCTTCTTTCGATTTGCGCACAGCCTCAATCGTTCGAGTAGTGATATCTGAATTCGCGCCACCTGCCTGAAAGTGGATTTTGAACAACTCCAGCTTCAATTGGTCAGTACCGATAAAGGAGAAAGCTTCTTCAGCGGCCGCATTCTGGCTCATGACCAGCTTGTAAATTTCTAACTTGAATTTCTGTTCGTCGGTCATGGTATTTAGCTCTGCCATTGTTGGCTCAGGTTGTTGTGTTGCATCGACTCACATAAATGTCGATGACCAGATGAAGAATGCGAATCCTGACGCCGCTATAACAAGCGCAGATGCGATGTAGAAGAAGTGGTGTATGAAGGTGATGATTCTGTCAGTTAGCGTTGGCTTTATCTCAGGATGATTGAGAACGTCATCGCGTATGAGTGATATTCCATAGAGCAGTGTTACTTCGCGCTCTCGCTTTCTCATCGCTTACCTCAGGCACTGCGTGTTGATGTATTCCTGCAGCGTTCTCAGTGATGTTTGGTCTCTGACGATACCGGATCGGATACCGAGAACGTTTCGTCCAGCAACTGGAGAGAGTTCGACGGTGGCATCATTGCCCATGCCGGTGGAGTTGGAGGCTTCGGCTGAGGCAGGCACTGGACACTTTCCTTTGACGAGCACCCGACCACCATTATCAAGCTTGCGCTGAAGAGCATCATTTTCAGCTTTAGCATCTGCAAGTTCCTTCGTGTATTTAGCATCCAAAGCGGCAACATCACGCTGCCGGGTTACCATATCGGTGATGGTGGCGTTAGCCAGATTCAGCGCCTGAGTTTTCTCATCGCGCTGCTTCTTGTATTCGGTGGCGTTGTCGCGGTAGCGGTTAACAGCCCAGCCAAGCGACACGATGATGCAGACGACTGCAGCAATGATGATTGCGGTTAACCTGCTCATTTCTGACTCCAGGTGCAAACCTCATATTCAACGTCGCGCCGGTTCATCAGGCCTTTCCACTTTTTTCCACCTGCATATACCCAGCGCTTTAGCTCAGAGCATGCTCCGGCATAATCTTTCGCGTTGAGTTTCTTCAGCAGAGTGGAGTTGATGGTTGCGGTAGCGCCGACGTTGTAAGCAAAGCTGTAGATTGCTGCTCGCTGTGTTTCAGTGGTCTGCACTTTGATGTGCGGGTCAACCTGAGCGGCGATGCGCGTCATATCTTTTCGTGTCAACGCATCACATTCTTTGTCGGAGTAATATTTACCCCAGACAATATCGTTTCCTGTGTGTCCATCGCAGACGGTGACAATCCCTACTACATCTTTGTAAGGGTAATGTTCTCGGCCTTCCAGCCCAGTCTTTCCAGATACCATTACAGTGGCGATGCTAACAGCACCTGTTCCTAGTGCTGCGATAATGCTATTTCTGAGCGCCGGGGACATTGCCATTTAGCCGATCCTCTCGCTCTTTGCGTTTGTAGTACCAATTGACACCAAATGTGCCTATGGTGCAGGTGATGCCAATAATTACTGCCCAGTCGTTAAGGGAAAGAACGCCACCCATAGTTGTTAGGCCTCCAAACCAGTAACTGAGCCATTCTCTTATTTTATCCATACGGATCATGCTCTGCCCCCAACCTGACTACATGGGGATCTGTTCAAATTAGGAATAGGGATGATGGTCGATTGAACAAATCCAGGATACGTTCTCAGTAACGTGGTTTGTTCGTGACTAAAGGCATGAGCAAATCAGGCAGGAGGCTGTTAGCGCAGTCCTCTTGCCGCCCATTTTCACGAAGCCCGCCATTGAGCGGGTTTTCTTTTTTGAAGCGCACTAACCACCGTAGCCACAGATATTCAGCAATGAGTTGGTTGGGTCTGGTTCTTGGTGGTAATGCGCTCGAAAAAAGCCAGCGGCGATGCTGGCAAAATGAGGGTAGTGCGTTGAGCTTTCGCTCTTATGGTCCTGGTAGGTATTTGGTGCAATAAAAAAGGCCGCCTAAGCGACCTTTGTTTTTTTTCTGTGATTATTTATCTTCAATGTAACTGGATAGATAGCCAAGATTTAAACCATCAATCACTCCGCTTACAGGCTGCCTATCCTGACGCTCAGCAATTTGAAATTCATTTGATTTAGATATTCCTTTCTCGCAATAAGCACAGAATGCAATTCCCGATGATAGCGCTGGAACAGATCTGAAAGCAGAAATATTAACTACTCCAGAACCGCCACAAAAATCACACATAACAACCTCGTCTAGTTGTTCGTCATTGGTTCGCCATGGCAGGAGTTGACGATAACTCTTTTCGATTGGCCTATCTAGCCATGACTAACTAAAAAGCCCCGCGATGGCGAGGCTCTGATAATTCAAAATGTCATGTCACACACAACAATGGCAACATATACGATTAATTGTGCTCATTTGTTCATTGGAATGCAAGCATGTTGTGAACATTTTTTGCAACTTTCCTCACACTTTCACGACCATTGAAAGCATTTTGCAGCGGTTGATACAAACAGAACAATGCCGCATTGATGGTTTCTTTCACTTCTCTGCGCGTAGTAGAAAGGCTCGGGCGCTTGTACTGGTTACCGGCTCTTGTCTTCATCAGGCGTGGTTTGCTGACCGCATGTTGCCATGAGGCGATCCGTATCTCACTGGAGTTGCAGACGTAGTAAGCGAAGATAACCCGCCATGCATTTTCATCGACATTTTTCAGGTAATGGCGCAGAACAGCATCAATCAGCATGCCGTCATCATCACTACACATCGGGCGGCTTGATTGCTGCCCTTCGACTGTAGCCATGAACTTGGCGATCATGTTAATCATCGATTTGTCGATTTTACCGGTCTGTGCCCACGCGCCCCAAAGGTGAAGCCAGTTATCAATCCAGCGATGTTGGTCTGCAGTTAGTTCCAGTTTCATGCTGACGGCCCCTTATTGATGTTTGCGCGGTTGATGATTTCACGGCGTAATTCGTTGTTACGATCGATGCGTTTCTGAAGCTCTGCTGTCTCACTATCAATTCTGGCTATTTCGCTTCTTGCGTAAGGAGTCAGCCTGGTAGCACGCTCTACTGACGAGCGCTGATAGTTGTCGATATCGGTGCGGGTCATGCTGCCTCCTGTTGTTTTATGGCGCGAAGTTTAGCCCTGGCATCGGCGCGGATGCCGTCCAGTTCTTCTCGGGTGTAACGGTGAGTTTCGTTATTGGATTCGAGCGACTGCACTCTTTCTTCGCCGATCAATTCAACAAGCGCAGCGCGATAGGCTTCGATATTTCCTGACTTGTGAACGTTACAGGATGGGCACTGAAGCCAAATATTTTCATCGGTGAATCTCAGTTGTGGAGCGGCTGCTGTCGTGCGGTAATGTCCGGCATGCCAGACCTGTGCAGTTCTTGTTCCGCAGGAGATGCAACCATGTCCGGCAGCCAGAAGTAACTCTCGGCGGTAATCATTAACAACACGCTGAGTCATGCGCACCCAATGACTATTCGGCTTTAAGCTCGCCTTTCTTACCTTCAGCTCACGGCGTTCCTGCTGAGCTTCTTGCTTGCGCTTGCGCTCGGCTGCCAGTTTCTTCTTCGCCAGCAGCAACTGGCTGTACTCGAAACCATGCTCAGGGCAGCACCACCAGACGTTGTCGTAGGTGGCAGTGAATTTGTTCTTGCAGATTTTGCAGCTACGGCGGGTAGGTTTACGCATGGGAACCTCCAAATCGGGAAGCCCACTCCATAGCGAGGCGGGATTCATCTCCCCAACGGACATTACGCTCTGCGCCAAAGGCGTGGATCAGTTCGATAAGGTCGCGCATCTGGCCGACTGTCATCTTGCTGGTTGACTGCCCCAACACTACGAAGCCATCACCAGCCAGGTTAGGCACAACTTCCTGCTTAACCAGCGCGGCGGTGAAGATGTGCTTCCACGATTCGGATGAGAGCTTTCGTCCATGCCATTCAACCTGACTGCTGACGTCGCCCAAAATAGCCCAAAGCTTGGAGTTCTGGTCAATGGAGCGGGTCATCTCTTTTATCTCGATGACGACCGGTCGCTTCTCATCAATCTGCAACTGGTTAATCGCATTGATGGCATTGGCGCGAATGTTGGTGTTTCGAAGGAGGAATTGTTGCTTCATACGCCACCTCCGAGAGGTAACGCAGAATGCAGAAAACCCTCAGCACTAGATAACGCTGACGGCATAAGGTAGGTCGTACTCTTTGTGTTTCGCATCTAATTTCCCAATCAGATGCAGAGGTCACAGCCGGGTGCTCAATCCGACTGCGACCTAATTATAACATTAAATTTGAGAGTGAGTAATGTTGCTTGACGTTGCGTGTTACTTATATCGGTGATGAGTCAGCGGGTTCCTGAAGAGCAGAGTTGATGAAGAACGTGACCACGCCAATCACATCAACATCATCCAGAGACTCTCCTTCCAGCGCCTCGCCTTCTGACGTTATCAGCGCCTCACCCATTAGCTTTGCGAACTGAATACGACCACAATGATTTATGAGGATTGGCGCTCCCTGCTTAACCCTGAGAGCACGGTTAATCACTGCGTAGCCGGATGATGTATTAATGACGATACAGTTGGCATCCATGTGACATAAGCGATCAACCGTCAGGCATGATTCAACGTAGTCATTAGCGGGAGACGGGAAGCCCATATAAACACCTCACAATAGAATACTGTACACACATACAGTATAATCGTAATTTGTGGGTGTCAATGTGGATTACTTTTTCTCGTTCTGCGAAGCCATATCCAGATAGCGCGGATCTGATGCTTTCGGCAGTGTAATGCTTTGCTCGCGGTAGTAGCGAACGCGATCCATGAAGTATTCACGCAGGTGCTCTGGCTGCTCACGGGCCACCTGCTCAGCGATAACCGGCATGTTCAGGCGCTCTTTGTACGCTACGCCACTGGCAGCAAGGTCTACGTTAACCTTGTCCTGCTCTTCTTTCGATTTTGCTGCGATGTTATGACCTGACATGATGAATCCCCCTCGATGCTTTGAGAGGGATTATACATCACGACCATGATGCTTTGCGCTCTGCTGATGTCTTAGCAATTGATCAGCTTCCCGCAGCGCTTGCAGTAGATACCATGAAACGTCTCTGGCCTCGTTTTATCTATCAGCCTGATAATTACCGTGCCGCTGCCTTCCATTGCTCCAAGGTTTGCGGCAGGAGAACCTCTGGTGATTGCAGAGCGATATGAATGACCGAACAGAAAGCCTAAAACTCCGCGGCATTTATCCATCACTTTACCTCCTGCACCGTTTTGATGATTGCAGCCAGGCACTTCTTGCACGGAACCTGAAATGAACCCTGCTCAATGCTCAACAGCGCGTGCTGAGCATCCTGAAACAGCCAGTCTGAAAATTGCGGCGCATGTCCGCACCACGTTTCTATTTCATGCTTTGCAAGTTTAACTCCGTCACGGTAGTCATATTTGATAATATGCTTACTCACGGCTTCACCTCCTGCTTCGGATCTGGCTCAATGCTTATGTTCCTTGAGTTGCAGACCGGGCACATAGGTTCCCCTTGCATAGCGCCTTTTAAAGTTTCAGCGTGCCCACAATTGAGGCAGGTAACTTTGACACTTTCTCCTAATGAAAAGTCCACCTTGTTTCCTACAAAAGAGCCACCGTAAAGTTTAATAGCCATATTAATTCCCCTACTTCTGTGCTGCTGCGATAGCTACACTCCAAAATTCACGGTACATGTCAAAAGCCCCATTGAGGTGAGCCGACGCAAAAGTACCTAATGAACTGTCACGTTGAACGGATCTCATTATTTCTGGCGTCATCTCCTTCGGAACCATAACCCAACCATCCGGAGTTGCCGGAGAGTTGCCAGCCTGAAGCATGGCGGCGACAGCGTCGTGATATCCCTGCATGTAAGCATCAGCCCACGCAGGGTTAATTCCTGCCTGAATCGCGATTTCGTCAATATGCTCAGGCTCTGCCGTTACCTTTTTAATGTGCTCACGAATCTTCTCGATTAGCTCATCGGCATTAACCTCAAAGCATTTCAGAGTTTCACAGCCGCCGACCTTGTCACCGGAGATACGATACCCACCATCGTCATTGCCTACGCAGAGGGAAAGGCCTCCAGCCTGATTGTGAGATATTTCTATATAAACATTACCTGGCTTCAAATTAGACATTTTTATCCTCCTGCTGCGGTGCTGCTGGCAGCGGCATCCAGTGAGTAACATACTCAATTGGCTGTTCATCACGGCCCCAGCGGAATTTTCCGTCTGAACAATACATGGCTTCAGCAGCATCCTTTTCTCCGCGAACTGCGATAATCACCGGCATGTCAAGCCAGTTTTTTCTTATTTCCGGCATCCGCTCGCTTACCGGAATCCATGCATCCGGAGTTACCGGAGAGTTTGCAGTATTACGCATATAGTTATCAGCCATCAATTCAATGAGTGACGCCATATTATCAACCAGCTGATCATGCTGTTGTAGTGACGCAGAAAACATTAAATCCTGTGCCTTTTTAGATAACTCAATATGTCCTAGTTTTGATGCATGTATTCCCAACTCTCTGCATTTTAGAGAAAAGCCATCATGGAAAGATAACTGCTCAAACATTCCGACACTAACCAACTTTGGAGATAGCTTTGTTATATAATCCATCGTATTTTCCTGTTTGGGTGCCATTTCAATCATAAACTCCCATACTCTGGCAGCATCCTCACCACCTATCGAATAATAACCGTCACCTTCTGTTGCTAACCCGGTATATACATCAACGCCTATATGACCTGTTTCGCACATGGCTTCAGTGGGTACTTTCGGAACTATAATCCAACCATCCGGAATCACCGGAGAATTGCTCTGCAGCCTGTAGATTTCATTAAGAACATCGACGAACGGACAGTTTTCTGGCAGGCCAAGATCCTTTATTACCGACAGAAGTTGAATAGCCAGAGCTTTCTCACGTGCTGATTCTGTGGGCAACTTGTTAGCCGTCGTTACAGGTTCGGCACCCTGAAGCATGGCGGCGCGATAGGCGTTCCAGCCGACAGCTTTTCCGTGTTCAAACGCGCTGTCAAAGTCATCATCCATTTCCATCGCAGCGGGCACAGATACCGGCGCTGGCTGAGCTGGAGGATAATTTGCCAACATCCAACTAATGACGTAGTCGGCTTTGAACCGCTCAATCGGAAAACCTTCATTCCAATCGCGGAAATGATAAATAACCTGACGCAGTTCCGGAATCTTATCTTTCGCTTCGAGCGATGCCAGCGCCAGTTTCATTGCCGCCAGCGCCTTGTCCGCATCTTCGTTTACGAGGCCAGGCACAGCATCGCGCTCTTCTTCAAGCTCCGCGATTGTCCTGAGGAGCCATTCTTTGGTTAATTCAGCCATAACCCTAATTCCCCTTGATGCTGACTTTGACACCAACCTTGCGAATCTCATCGGCGCATCTGTTCACGATACTCCGGTGAAACTCACAAAAAATTTTCGCCGACTGTGGTCCTAATGGGTGAACATCTTGCGTACTCGGCAGTACAACCTCCCGCGCCTCCAGCTCAGCAATCCGCTTCTCTGCGGCTTCCAGCGCCCTAACCAATTCGTCTACCGTTCCGGCAGCCTGTAGAGCGTAATCAGTGATAACCAGCTCGTGATCAATTTCAGTGCCATTCTCATTCGTTGAGGTGATAGCAAAATAATCAGAATCGATTTCGTTATCGGCTAAGTGGCGTAGCGTATCGGCAACAAGTTGACCGTTTTCGATTATCAGCGCCTGTTTGTTGAGTGCTGTCATTGGGCTGCCTCCTGGCGAATTTTGTCTGCAAAGTTATACGCGTCCTGACCATATGGAGAATCATGGCCGCCCCACTCGATAGCAAACATCTCCACACCCTGCGCCCGCACTTCAGCCAGGAAAGCGTCTGTAGCTGGGGTTTCTGGCAAAACCATCCCATTGTAATGCCCGCTTTTTAGCGCCATGTTTTCATCAGCCAGCGCCGAAAACTTCTCGTGCGCCAACTTAACGGCGGCATCAGCCTGCTTAAGTGAATCCATTGCTCTTTCGTTATCCGCCGTCAGCTCCCTGCACTTGCTCTCGGCGTTAGCGAGCTGTACTGCAAGGTCTGTGAGCTTTTTCTCGAGTTCTATATTTTTCTCTTCTGCCTCAACTGCTTTCGTAAACAATTTTTTCAGTTCTCCAGCAGATGCCAGAATCCCATTGTGCTTAATGGTTTCTACTAATTGCTTAGTGATCATAATCCTACCCTCATAAAAAAGGCCCGCTAAGCAGGCCTGTTAGGCGTAAAAAGTTTTAATCTTTCCGCAATGACAACAGCGGCAGGTGTAGTAATTCCCTTCTCTCGATCCCCTAAGTTCGCTCGATTGTTTGTATCTGCCGATAGTTATTGGCTCACAGTATTGGTGCATACCGAAGAAGCACTTCCAGTTTCGTGTATCGCTCACCATTTCCTCCGGGCATAAAAAAGGCCGACTATCACGGCCACGCTTGCAGATAGCTCTGCTATGTAAGGTTCAGTCATGACGCTCTGACCTCTCTCAGTGCATTGTTGATGAATGCAGTCAATGATTAGCGCAGCCAAATACAAACGGTGCTGCTTTGCTGTATACCCACAGCTTGCGCTGGCCATGCCATTCCCTGTGCAATTCGCCCTGCTTATTCAGAGAAATCAAAATTTGTGTGACCGTTGTTTTGTCCAGGCCAGTAATGTCAGAAACCTCGCCAGATGTTGCGCTACTGCCGTCTTCGAAATAATCCAGAACAGCTTTCACGCGCTGATTATGTAAATCAGTAAGCCGGTAATGATTAACCTTGTTGGTAACGCTGTGGATTTCTAACTGGCCTGATTCGAGGAGATCGCGCACAACCTGATTGATACGGTTGACTGGCAATTTGGTTACTGCGATGAGTTCTTTCTTTGATGCCGGCTTGTGTGTTTCAAGGTAAGTAATGATTTTGTCTTTAGCGTTCATCAGAAGCCACCTTTCTGTTTCGGTTGGGTTTCTCGTCCGCGCCTTGTTGCCGCTGCGGATTGCTGGTCAGTGTCGTAGATAGCGCCGTTGTATTGGTTGCAGTAGACGGTACCGGTATTTCCATGACGGTTTAGCCTCAGGATTAACTCGGTTTCACCTGCCGGAACGCTGTCATCAAATGCGCCTTCTCGGTGAATACCTACCCAGTAATCACAATCCTGCTCAATCTGTCCGGTGTCGCGGGAATCGCTTGGTAAAGGCCTCTTGTTAACGCGCTTCTCCAGCTCACGGTTTAGCTGAGTCAGCAGCACAACGACGCAGCCAAGCTCTTTGGCTAGGTTCTTGAGGCCTTTGGTAATCATTCCGTATGCAAGGTCGTTACGGTCGGCTTTCTCGGCGGTCATGAGCGTCAGGTAATCCACAAGAATCATCCCGACAACGCCTTTCTCTCGCTTGATTCGGCGGCTTTCGCTAACGATGTGCGCCAGTGATAACCCGGGTGTGTCGTCGATGAAGAGCATGTCGATTTCACTGAGTCTTCCGGCAGTTGCCATGGCTTTCTTGAAATCACCATCGTAATCACCCTGATATTGATCGTCTGCGTCGTCGGTTACCGGCATATAGAAAATGCTCGGGTTAACCCCTGACTTCTGACCGACGAGCTTTTCCAGAATCTGATCGCCTGGCATTTCAAGGCTGAACATCAAGGCTGGCTTGCGTTCTCTCACGGCACAGTTGATAGCCATCTGACCGTAAAGCGTCGTCTTACCCATCTTCGGACGGGCTCCGATGACGAAGAGCGAACCTTTAACCAGCCCTTTCGGTGCAAGCATCCGATCGAGTGATGGTATGCCGGTGCTCATACCTCGCTGCTCACCGGATGGGTCGAAGCGTTTTTCCAGATCTGTTACCCAGTCCTCCATGACATCACCAAATGAGCGAAGCCCTCTGCGGCTACCGGTCTTTGAATGGTCAGTCAGTTGGGTGAATATGCTCTGGATAGCTTCGTACTTCTCCGTGGCGCTCATGCCGTTTCTGGCGTAGAGCAATTCGGTAGCCTCGTTCATGCGCTGGATGCCGTAACGCTCCATGGCTGATTCACGAACCGATGTGGCGTAAGCAACGATGTTTGCGGCGCTTGGTGTGTTCTTGGCTATCTGAGCGATGTAAGCGAAACCACCTACCTGCTCGGTAAGTCCCTTGCTTTCCAGCGAATCGAAAACTGTCAGGCCATCTACCGGCTTGTTATCGCGGAACATCTGACGCATTTCAGCGAAGAGAATCTGGTGTGCCCTGTTGTAAAACGACTCTGGCTTAAGCATTGCCAGAACTCTCTGGACACGCTCACTGCTGTCGTCATCCAGTAACAGTCCACCGATAACGCTTTGCTCGGCTTCGTGGTTGTGTGGAACGGTTATCATCTCAGAGGTCATCGCATGCTCCCTCTCGCGTCTTGGCGTAAACGTCAACATTCAGGAAGAACTCAAGGGACTTTTTACGCCATGTCTTTCCTGTGCGCTGGTCTGGTCTGTTTTCCAGCATCCAGCGGCAGTTGGTGGCGATGTAATTCAGATAAACTTCCCAGTCGTTCAGGGTGAAAGAATGTCCGTCCAGTTGCCGGGTGACTTTGCTGGCTTTCTGCCAGAAAGTTCGGATCAGGTTTCTTCGCTTGTCAGTCAGGATATTTATTCCCTGAGCTTCAGGAAGAATCTTGCGGTATACATCGACCACCTGCTCACAACTGAGAGACGGTTTTTTCTGGTCTGGAATTTCTGAGGAAGATGTACTCTCTCTTACGTTAGTAAGAGAGTTATTAGTTATATTATTGTTTATGGACAACTGTTGGACATTCGTTGGACAGATACCCTGCTCAGGCCTTTCCGGATGCGGTGTTGCGTTGGACAACTGTTGGACATTCGTTGGACAATTTTGAGCCTGAAAATCGTCATATTTGCATATGGTTATCAGGCTAAATTTCCTCTCTTTCGACTCAGTTTTAATCATCCCTTTTGACTCAAAGGTTCTTAGTAAACTTCTAACCTTGTTGTCCGGAATAAAGGTTTCCATGACAAGAGTTGGACGTCCTGTGATCATCTGACCACGACCAACAATCATCTCACCGATATCAGTCATTACTACGGTATCTGCATGGTTAGCCTTGAGGATCAGGTGAAGCCATAAGTGGACGGCCTGAGAGTCCTTATAGAGCTTGCTATCCATGAACTGGCGGTGCAGATAGACAAAGCCCATGTTTGCCGCCCCACTGTTCTGTACAGGCTTCTGAGTAGGCCTGTAGTCTGCTAATTGCTTAACGACGCCCATGCTTCACTCCTGACTTGGCCATTGCGATCCGGATTACTCCAACAAGACGCTCAGCGAACGCCTGATTCTTTGATGCAGCAACAATTAGTCCGTCAGGTGAATCAGGATAGCGACGCTCCTCATTTTCCTGGTATTTCTGCTTACGCTTTGCCATAATTACTCCTGCAACTTTGTTGACATAACACAGTGCTTTTAGGCGTCCAGACTGTTACCGCAGCTGGGCGTCTTTTCATTTTTGAGGATTGAAGCAACCTCTTTCGCTAACCGGGCCATGTCGTCATCGACAACGCCCCACTCCAGAACAGCAAGAAGCATCGACAGCTTCGGCAGCATGCTTTCCTTCCAGCGGGTAATTCCTGATTTATCCATACCCAGCGCTTTGGCTACGTTCGTGGAGCCGCGCATGGCAATCTGATTCAGGATCCAAGACTCGATTTTTCGAGCCTGATTTTTGTTTCGGGTAGTTGTGTTATCCATCTGTGATAATTCCTTTGTGTTGAAATAGTTAATGCGCATCCTGTGATGCGTAGTTGTTATCTCCACAAGGGCGGAGAGGATGAGCAGCAATGTTAAAGAGCGGTGGTAATTAAGCGGCTTTGCCGTCTTTCTCTCCGTACTGCAGCCATACAGGGTCGCAGTTAAGAGCTGTTGCAATCTCAAACAAGAAACGAGGACGCTTTGTGACTCCGGCTTCAATCAATTGGATTGACTGCTGCTTTACACCGGCTTTTGTAGCAAGCTCGGTTTGGGTCATTTTCAGTGACACTCGTTTGTTTTTGAGGCGCTCGGATAATGTTTGCATAATGCCTCCTTCTACAAACTTTCTTGTATTTTCATACAAAGTAACTTGTTTGTCAATTACAGTTTTTCTTGTAACCATGGAGGTAACTTTACAGAGGTGTTTATGAGTATTTCTTCCAGGGTAAAAAGCAAAAGAACTCAGTTAGGACTTAACCAAGTTGAGCTTGCCGAAAGGGTAGGAACAACACAGCAATCAATTGAGCAGCTTGAAAACGGGAAAACAAAGCGCCCAAGATTCCTTCCTGAGCTTGCTGTTGCGTTGGGTACTAGCGTTGATTGGCTTTTGAATGGATCTCCTGAAGCCAATGTAGAATATGCTGGTCCAAATAATCCAAAGGGAAAATATCCATTGATTAGTGCGGTAAGTGCTGGGTGCTGGTCTGAAGCATGCGAGCCATATAATCTGAAAGATATTGAAGAATGGTATGACAGCGATATCCACATGCTAGGCGATGGCTTCTGGCTTAGAGTTGAAGGTGACTCGATGACATCACCGGCAGGTCAAAGCATACCTGAAGGCCATCTTGTTTTGGTGGATACTGGCAGAGAGCCATCAAACGGTAGCCTCGTGGTTGCCAAACTGATCGATGCTAATGAGGCTACATTTAAAAAATTAGTCATAGATGGTGGCATGAAATACCTGAAAGGACTGAATCCAGCGTGGCCGATGATTCCCATAAATGGGAACTGTAAGATCATCGGTGTCGTGGTGGAGGCAAGGGTAAAATTCGTATGAGAAATTACATAATTGCTATGGCATTGCTTTCACTATCTCCGCTATCTAATGCTGATTGCTGGATTGTGTCTGGCCTTCAAGGTAAATCTTCATTTAGTGATGACGGTTATACATTCATTGATGACGCGATGACCGGCGTTGCTTTCAAGCTAACCATTAATGGAGACAAAGCGTCACTAACCCATATGGATGGCTCATCTGTTTCTGATCTTTCTTACGTTCCACTGTCTAGCAATACCATGGTAGGAAGTTACCAATCTGGAGGCGGTATAACAGTTGAAACATGGTCCGTAACCAGGGACAAAAAGGTTATGTACTCTAAGGTCATGAACATTCCTGGCTATCAGAACCTCACATCAACCAAGGCGTTTGTTGGTGATGTAACTGGTACATGCACCAATTAACTCCCCCTCAAATACCACCCTATAAAAAATAAAAACAAATTATTTTCCGTTTAAAAACAACGGAGTTTGTTTTTATTGCCTAAGAATACAATATTCCTTGTAGACACAATACAAACTATCTTGTAAATTTATCCCATCAGCAGGACGCACTACCGAGACAAGGAATTGAGTCTCAGCTCTTTAACACTAATGGGGTTACTTCTCCCGCCCTTGTGGGAGACCAAAGGAAGTTGCTTTGGAGTGTGACGAAATGCAGCTGCATCGACAGCAACTCAGAAGATAAGCGCCTGAGCGTCACACCCTAAAGCAACCACTGGAGGACATATGACCAAATTTATCGCAAGCAACAGCGTTACACGGCGTTATCTGAAACGCGGTGAGCTGATGGCTAAACGACGCGCTGAGGCTGCTCAGAACGCGTTGCATGGAGTTAAGCATGATATGTCACGAGTAGACCGCGCCACTTCGCTCGGTAGTCTGCGTGACAGCAATACAGGCGGATCTGCATGTTTGCCAGATGTGGCGCTATACGCCGCTGGATATCGCAGCAGCAAATCGGTTACGGCGCGTTAATTAACTTATGAGGTGAGGCAATGGGTAAATGGGCCATTTTCGAGCTTTCTATGCCTAATCGTGGCTCTTGGAATGGTGGGTGGTCTGGCGAGCGCGACAGGTTCGTTAAGAGTCGCGAATTGCCATTGAAGGGCAACGATAACGTTAAGGATGGTGCTTACCATTATTACAACTTCGGTGACGGGTGGGGTGCCGGAATTACGGTGAAAATTGTCGATGGTGCTAAAGCCAAGAATGCCGAAATCAAAGGCAGTAAGGGGTTCTGCGGCTATGACTGGATGATTGATAGCATCATGAAAAACGGAAAAATTGTTTATGAGAAGGCTGCCTAACTGGCGGCCTTTTTATTAGCTCACGATACAAACAGAGGGTAAGGCGATGGCAAAGGTTGTTTTAGTCTGGAATCCGCAAAAGACGGAATGCGTCGGTTTTGTTGAGCGTGAACCTAATGGTTCTACTTGGGATTGCGGTTCTGATGGTGATGCCGAGCATGCGGCAGGAGGGTGTCGATGGAATCCTGTGTCATCACTAGCTGATAGCTTCAGAGAGCAGTATGAGGACGTTGATGATGAATGCTTTATCCAGACGGTGGAGGTTAACCAAGACTTAGCCACCGCGGTTGAAAGAGAAGAAGACAACTAACCCGCTCCGGCGGGTTTTTTAATGCCTCATACCTCAGCGGCTTCTCAGAGGACGCTCAGTTATGAATGGCGGCTATCCACCGCTTACCAATACGACTGCAATTGTATTTTTTGCATGCAGAGGTCTTTAGCTCAGCGGCGCGGCTTAAGCGCGGAGATGATTATGAAATACACCATGAAAGTTTACGCTAGCTCTCCTGAATATGGAGCCTACCTTAAAAGCCGCTTTGGTGGCGACAAAAGGGGTCAGTCATTTGAATGGGACGGTCACCGCTGGGCGTACGAAGTCACCAGCTTTGACGACGATGGTGATTACGATCTGCTTTACCGGTTTGATGACAAACCATATCCAGAAGAGGTTTCAGTCACTACAGATGACATGACGATCCGTGACTACTTCGCGGCAAAGGCTATGGCATCCATTGTGCGCAGATATGACGGACACTCGTTTGGTGGAGGCCCGGACTCACCACAGTACAAAGAATTAGCCGAAGATGCGTATTACATTGCTGACGCAATGCTCCGCGCCAGGGAGGAATCATGACAGTCACCCACAACGGCAAGCAGTACACCGTAAAGCGCTGCGCCCTGAACAATAACGAATGGCGGTTAACGTCGCTAACCAACCCGCGGGAGCAGGTAACGCTGAACCGTTGGCAGATGCACGTTGCTGGTTTACTGGCCCAAGTGGAGGGTAAATCATGATTTCACACTACGGAACGACGCCAATGATTCGTCAGTGCGTGATGCCTGGAATGATGGCATTGCATGAGGGCCGCACCTATCGCGTCTCAGCAGTCATTCAGGAGCGCAAATGGGTGTACTTGCACACCGATGCAGAAATTATCCGGCTCACTGACTGCGTAATTGACGTCCTTCTTGACGGACGCGGCGACCCTATCCAGCACTAATTTCAAACCATTTCCCCTACTCGTCCGGCTATCGCAGACGGGAAGCGCACAACCAAATTTCAGGAGCCGATTATGGCTGCATATCTCGTTCAAGACCGTATCGAGGCGCAGAACTGGACGCGCCATTATCAGCAAATAGCCAGAGAAGAACGTGAATCTGAACTGGCTGATGACCTTGAGAAAGGATTACCTCAGAGCAAGCTGGAATCGTTGTGCGTTGACGAGTTGCAACGACGTGGTGCCAGCAAGAAGGCAATTTCAAAGGCGTTCGATGATGACGTCGAGTTTCAGGAAAAGGCCGCTGAATTTATTCGATACATGGCAGAGACAATTGCTCGCAACCAAACAGATATTGATGAGGAGTAGTAATGGCTAATCTGCTAATCAACCAGGTATTCGATCTGGTTAACCCGCTGAAGGCTGAATTTGAGCAGGTATGCGCAGAGCCTTCTATCAACTTCAAACGCGAATCCGAATTCGCGATGCAGATATTCGCGAATAACGATTATCTGGCAAAAATTGCCGTCTCTAACCCGGTAAGCACCCGCAGCGCGGTGATGAACGTTGCAGGGATCGGTATATCACTTAATCCGGCTCAGAAACTGGCTTATCTGGTTCCTCGCAAAGGTTCTATCTGTCTCGACATCAGCTATATGGGCTTGATGCATATCGCCCAGCAGTCCGGTGCGATTAAGTGGTGTCAGTCGGCAATTGTCCGCAAGAATGACCAGTTCCGTCGTGAGGGATTAGATAAGCCTCCGATCCACATCTACAACGACTTCGATACAGCGGAACAGCGTGGCGACATTGTAGGCGCCTATGTCGTAATCAAGACTGATGACGGCGACTACCTGACACACACCATGCGTATTGACGCCATTTTTGCCATTCGTGATCGATCATAAGCATGGAAGAAATACAAATCAGATAACAGTAAAAAATGCCCGTGGGTCACGGATGAAGAGCAAATGATCCTCAAGACAGTCGTGAAGCAAGCTGCCAAGTACTGGCCTCGCCGTGAACGACTGGATGCCGCTATCGACCACGTTAATACCGAGGGAGAGGAAGGCATCAACTTTTCGGCAGAGCGCCAGCCTGAGCGCGATATTACGCCTCTTAGCGAAACCACGCAGAAAGAGATTAACGACCTGCTCGTCTCTCTGGATAAGACATGGGACGCCGATCTTCTTCCTCTCTGCTCACGCATTTTCAAACGCCCTATCTCGCATCCAACCGACCTGACAGAGCAGGAAGGCGTTAAGGCTCTCGGGTTCCTCAGGCAAAAGGCGGCTGCATGACACCAGATATTATCCTTGCCAGGACCGGCATTGACGTAACCAACATCCAACAAGGCGATGAGGCATGGCACCGGCTGCGCCTCGGCGTCATAACTGCCTCTGAAGTGCACAACGTCATTTCTAAACCGCGCTACGGCACAAAATGGACGGGCATGAAGATGTCCTACTTCCACACCCTACTCGCCGAGGTTTGCACAGGCGTCGCGCCAGAGGTTAACGCCAAGGCGCTGGCCTGGGGAAAACAGTACGAGGAAGACGCCCGCACCCTCTTCGAGTTCACCACCGACGTGAAAGTCACGGAGTCTCCGATCCTGTTCCGTGACGAGAGCATGCGCACCGCGTGCTCCCCTGACGGCCTTTGCAGTAACAATTTCGGCCTTGAGCTGAAATGCCCGTTCACCTCCCGCGACTTCATGAAATTCCGCCTCGGCGGTTTTGAGGCCATCAAGTCAGAGTACATGGCTCAGGTGCAGTACAGCATGTGGGTAACAGGGAAAGACGCCTGGTATTTCGCAAACTATGACCCGCGCATGAAGCGAGAGGGCATTCACCACGTCATAGTTGATCGGGATCCGCAGTACATGACCGATTTCAACGAAATGGTGCCGGAGTTCATCGAGAAGATGGACGAAGCACTGGCAGAAATTGGTTTCGTATTCGGTGAGCAATGGAGGACGCAATGAGTGACTTATGGCAGCCATGGGAGCGCCTGTTCCTGCACGAGGTTGGCATGACAATGCCGGTTCATGTTATCGCAGAAAAACTTGAGCGCTCCGAATCGGCAATCACTCGCCAGGCATCACGTATCGGCGCACCACTTATCAGCAAGATGATCGGCAGACCATGGACGTCAGCAGAACTTCATCTCTTTGGCCGGTTCTCAGAGGAAGAGATAGCCACGGCAACCGGTCGCTCCATTTACTCAGTCAGAAGCAAGCGTGACGCACTGACCCGCTCCGGAGGATTAACTATGCGTGAATGGTCAACGGAAGAGTTAGCAATACTCATGCGCTACACCAACGCAGAAGTAGCAGAGATTACCGGTAGGAGTATCGAAGAGGTCGGAGATAAGCGGCTGGCTGTGAATATTGAGAGATGCGCATGGGATAAATATGACCCAGAGAGGGAGGTTGCGTGATCCATTTCCACGGTGGCCCCATAACGCCAGATACCTGTGCGCTGAAAGCCTGGAAAGGCCGTCACGCCTTCATCAGTTTCGCAAACCCTGGCCAACTCAAGATCGCCAGCGAGGTTACTCAGTCATTCGCGCTTGATAACGGCGCATTCAGTTTCTGGACGAAAAATCGCGTTGTTAACTGGAATGAATATTACGATTTCGTGGCCAGTTGGATGAATCACCCACGCTTTGCATTCGCAGTAATCCCCGACGTGATCGGCGGAACCAGTGAGGAGAACGACGCGTTAATTGCTGAATGGCCTCACGGGAAAGTCGTAGGAGCGCCGGTGTATCACTTTAATGAACCAGACGAACGCTTTATTCGTTTGTGTCATGAGTTCCCGCGCGTTTGTATCGGTAGCATGGGTGAGTATGACGCCAAACGGCCAAGAGCGTGCCGGGCAAAACTTCGCGACCTGATTCAGCACGTTGTCGATAAGAATGGTTACCCGATAACAAAGCTTCATGGACTCCGCATGTTGAACGCCGACATCTTCCGCCACATCCCGCTATCGTCAGCTGACAGCACAAACGTCGCCCGCAATATCGGTATCGACAAAGCATGGGATAAATCAGCATACGCTCCGGCCAGCAAAGAGACACGCGCAGCGGTACTCGTGGAGAGGATAGAAGCCTATAACAGCGCAAGTTCCCTCGACTACGATGCAGAACGGGACAGATTTACCCCTCAGTTAGCATTTGAGGTATGACGTATGACGCTAACCAAACGAATAAAAAGGTCGCTATGTCGGCCTTTTTGTTTTCTCGCATTCACCTTCAACCGAATTAACCGACAGTTCCGGGAGTGAATATGGAAGAGTTTAAAGGCACTAAAGGTCGCTGGGTGTATAGCGCAGAGACAGGAACAATCCGTGGCGATGGTGGCCTTCTTACTGAGTTACTGATTAATGGCTCCGAAGACGATAACGGCACGCTCATGGCCGCAGCGCCAGATTTACTGGATGCGCTGCAATGCCTATTCGACAACTATAAGCAGCTCGCTGATTCGGGCGATGCTGGTAACTGGCGGCTCGAAGATGAGCCTGCCGGAAAGAAAGCGCTGAACGCCATCAACAAAGCACTCGGTAAGGAGTGACCATGGACATCATCGATACCGCAGCAGAGATTGAAGAGCTTCAGCGTAACGCTGCCCTTTCCGCTCACCGCATCGACCGCAACGCCGTATCAGCAGAGCATTGCGCGGAATGCGGCGAGGATATCCCAGCGCCGCGGCGCGCTGCCGTTCCCGGCTGCCAGACGTGCGCCAGTTGCCAGGGTGTTATCGAATTGAGGAATAAGCAGAGGTGGATGTGATGGATTACAGCAAGCTAAGCGACTTTGAAATTAACAAACGAGTTTCCATTTGCATTCATCCAGATATAAAAAATTGGAATTGTTATGACGTTTCTGGAAGGGCGTGTTTCGTAATAAACGAGGGCACACCAAAGCGCGTGCAATATGGTTTTTCATTTACAAGCGACCCGGCAGATGCATGGCCGATTATCACCGCAAATAAAATCAGCATTTACGCAATGAGCGAAGCGGACAAAAGAGGCGGTTGGGGGGCCGAGGCTTTTCATCCCAACGATGCATATAGCTTTAACGATAACCCACTCCGCGCCGCAATGATTGTCTTCCTCAAAATGCAGGACTCAGCCAATGTTCAGGATAATCCAGCCTAATACCTGGTACGCCGATTTACACGGCGCACCCTGCAAAATCATCCGCGCTACCCACGAAGTCATCCACTACATCCGAAATGGTCGCACCTGCATCGCCAGCATGGGCCGCTTTCAACATGAATTCGAGACGCTGACCAAAGCACAAGCCGAGCGGATCGCCGAAGAAATCGAAACAGCAGAACACTTAAAACGCCTCCGCGCTATGCGGGCGGCATGAGGAGAGATTATGGGGAAGACATCAATTCGTCTTGAGGAATTTAAGCGAGATGCAAATGGTCTAGAGGACTACAGCAAATACACAGTTATCAGCCACACCTCGCAGGAGCACTCAACAATAGTCGACTGGCCGATTGAGCTTGAGTATCGCCCAATGACGCATCTCAATCAGGTTTCTATGAATATTCACTCAGACCTATTTGAAACAAAAGAAGAAGCCATGGAGCAATTAGGGCGCTGGCTTGTTCGCCTGGGTGAGGCACTGCAAGAGCACAACTTCAAATGACGCAGCTGATAGCTGATTCACTGAGTCGGCTATTGGGTGCGAATGCACTGCCACGTTATCCCCCATTTGCCCGGCCATAGTGCCGGGTTCTTTTTGCCTGGCTTCCAGGTTCGATTTCCAAACCGGAGATGAAACAAATGCGCGAACTGCGAGACGACTCTCTTATTGACATGAAGTTCATGATCGAAGATGCTGGCTATACAGCGAAGTACTTTTATTCGCAGATTAATGCCGGAAAACTCCCCAAGCCAATCAAACTTGGTCGCACATCACGATGGATGTATGCCGACTACCAGAACTGGAAACGCAGCTACCAATCCCCCCTGAAAAACGCATCATGATTTGCCTTTGTGGGCATAAATGCGGGCATAAAATTCTTCACTTCTACAAATACTATTATTTCCCCTGTAGTTACGTCTATTATGTGATGCCTGCAGGGGACATTCCGAACGCTTACATCCCCTGCTAAATAATCCTACGAAACCCGTACCACGCAAGGCTTAGAGCCGAAATCAGTATCCCACCATTTCCAGCCAATAGCTTTCGCAGCCACGAACAAAAGCATCTCTTTTCGTTACTCTCACACGGTCAGAACGTCGGGAGAGATATCTATGGCCTTAACTAATATTCAGATTAAAAATGCAGATCCCGACGAGACCGACTACCCCCTTTCAGATGGGTCAGGATTATTCATTATCATAAAACCTCAAGGTTCCAGGCTCTGACGCTTCCGTTACCGACACGATCAACTGTTCTTTTTTGCTGACGATATAGCTCGGTAACTCCCCACGAAAACTGCTGGTAAGCCGTTCATAAAGAGAAGGTGAATTTCTGCGCGTGCAGACTTCGTCTTTCTGTTATGGATATTATAAATTCATTTCATCCCATCAGCCGCAGAAGTAATGTGCGCCTCCTGTTCAAGACTTGCGATTAAAGAGGCCCATATTGCTGTAATATATTCATTTAGCATCGCATCACTTAATGGCTCTTCCGCACACTGGTTCTGAGCACAGAGATTTTCAATATAAAAGTCCAGTGAACGATAAAAATCTCCGACATTATATTCCAACGCAAATGCCAGCAGGTAACAGGCGCTAATCATTGCATATTGAGCAAATGTTCCTTCTTTAGCAGGGAAAGTGTCCGTATCAGGAACTCTCCTTATACAGGCATCCCGTAAATGGCATAAGGATGAAGCAGGCAATCCAGAAGCCGAAGCTAATTTCAACGCATTAATCATATTTTCATAAAACGGGAGAAGCTTCTCATCATAAATACCATCAAAGTGCGCGACACAATTACTTAGATCACGCAAAACTAAAACACCCAGCATTAACTTTCGGTGAAAATCGAGTTTCTCGATATCTTCAGCATACTTACCAAAATAGTGATTGCTATACATTTCAACTTCCTGACTATGTGATGATTCGTTAAGAGTAAGTTATCGTGTCGGCTTACAATAATAGCACTGAGAGACATTGCCTCTTTCTATTCTGGTAACGGGCGCCCTGTCGCGTTCCATGCACTGATAAAATCGTTAATATTAAAATCGATTTCTTCCTCTTCCAGCACATCCAGTATGTCATGGTAAGAATGTTGACTCATACCGGGTTCCTGAAGCCAGCGAAGTAATCCTTGCTGATTAAGGCCCTCCGATGCTACGCGAATTTCACTTCGCAATGAAGACTGCATGTGCGCACGCGTGGTGTGACTGAGCCCCTGCCGCAAAGCTGCTCGTTTACCTGAGGTCGTAGGCATGGCGTAGTCAGTATTCTTTTGTTTAGACTCTTTTATCCACTGACTTATCTTGGTTTTTGAAGTTTTGAGTTTTTTTGCAATTTCATTCTGGCTAATCCCCTCCAGGGACATTGCTAATGCCTTAGCTTTCCTTGGATCACCTGCTTTACGTTTTTTCTGTTTCTCCACCCAGATTTTATGTTCTGGCCATGAAACCATAGTACTTTTATTAACTCCGGTCTGCCTCCCAATATCGGTGAGAGATAAATCACCTTCGACTAAAAGGCGTCTTGCTTTGGCTACATTATTTGCTTTTATCGAAGATTCTGCCTTCATGGTTTTAGCGAACTGGCATTCTTCCTCGGTATAAGACTTTCCGGTGCGTTGGCCTTTGCTGAGTTTATGTGAAAAAGGTCGACTGGTGGTGACATGATGCTTCAGCATCTTATGCTCGCATTCAAGACAAACATCCCGGGAGGGTTCAATGTGTTTTATTCTGCTGACCTTATTAACCAAAACGGCCTCGGCATGCCCGGCATCTTCCACAACAGTGATACGATGACTACGTGCCCAGATTTTTAATTTCTGACAAACAGGATAGCTACTTGATGAAAGGTAATATTGATTGTTGTTATCCACCCCAATTGCTGTTGTTGTGCAGTCCCGAACAAAGGGATCCAATTCGTCAATAGCTGAACTCAATAAGGCTTTCATTTTTATCTGAACAGATTGAACAGCATTACACTCCTTGCCGACCACCTGTTTTATTGTCGCAATTTGCTTCATCAGTACATTTTCTCTTTCAGAGACTGAGGCAGCAACATCATTTGTTTTTAAATTCTTAAGATCATGCTTCCAGTTATGCAATGTTCTTTCGGCAACCTGAGTCTCTTTTGCAATGGCTCTCACTGACCGCTTTTCAAGCAAGAGTTTCTTCGCTTTTTCTTTATCCTGTATCCTGGTTTCTTTTTGTTTCTCAGGCCTCCGGGCGCGATATTCGTCCATACGCCGCAAAGTGCCCGTTGGAATACCGGTTTTCCTTGATATCACGACAAGATCTTTATGGGTAACGATATCTTTATTACACATAAGTTGAGCGGCTTGTTGTCTCCCCTGGGTTTTCTCTGCTTTGGCCTGATTTTGTTCTTCTATAATTTTTCGGTAGATGGGCCATTTAGCGATACGGGAGCGAGGAATCCCGGTTTTCTGCTCAATAAGTCGGGCAGCTACGTTTAGTTTCACCAGACGTTCAGCCCACTGAGTATCGGTTTCTCCTGGTTTGCGTAATAACATGTCGCTGCTGATTTTTTCGTCCGATACTACTGCTGGCAACGCTATTGGATGTTGCTCCAGAGTCGCGCTGCCAGCCGCCATCGTTTTTTTTACCTTACGCTGATAGGTTGCAGTCGTACCGTATTCAACCTTTCCAGCATCAAGCCGCAGGTAGCTGCCGCCGCCAATTAATGTAATTCGCTTCTTCCCGGTAATGGAAATATAACTTGCCGAACCCAGAGTCAGCTTCTTCTCTGCAAACAAGCTCATGCTGGCGTTTTGCGCCTGTACTTCTACTGGCCCCTCGCCGGTTTTCAGGCTCAGTTGTCCGCTCCGGGTAAACACCCCCAGCTTATCCCCGGCAAGCGCTGTCATATTGCCCATCGCTCCGACACTGATATCACCTCCTGCGTTGACAGCAGCATTCTTCGCGGCTGTCATTTGCAGATGCTCCCCGCTGGTCAGAGCCACTCCTTCAGGCGCCGAGAAAAGCACGGCTTCATTGAGCGGTTTCAGTCGTTGTTCAAACATCTGTATCTGGTTGTCGATATCCGCCTTCAGGGACTGTGCCTGCTCTGCCGCCATTCCCAGCTGTTGCAGATGCTGATTAAGCAGACCGATTTCCTTCAGCGCGGCGTCCCTGTCCAGCGCGTCACCCTGCGCCTTTGCCTGTGCATCCGCACTGACAAACAGCCCCTTCCCGGCGCGTATGGTTCCCCACTCATCGGTACGCAGCTCAGCTCCTTTGCCGCGAAGTTGTCGCTGGCTGTCCACCAGGTGCCCGCTGTTGAGCTGCGTCCTGCCATACTCCGTGGCGAGCTTGATGTGCTCCTCACCGCGCTTGTCTTCCATGCGTAATTTTGAGTTGGCCGGTGTCCGGAGGATGTTCCGGGTGTGATTGTCCCGGTTCACGAGGTCGGGATGTTCGGAGTCGTGCAGCGCATATGCTATGTACGGCAGGTCAATATCACCGTTGCTGTACGCTATCGCCACTTCTGTCCCGTCAGTGAGCGGCGTATGCCAGCCCAGCATTTTACCGGCAGTCGGCTTCGCCATTCGCAGCCACAAATAGCCGTAACCTGGCTCCGTATTTTCACGGTCGAAGTCCAGCTTCACCCGATAGCGCCCCTGATCATCCATATGGGCGTAAATGTCATTTTTTTCCCGGCTTTCAATCCGGGCCGGAAGCGTGCCGTGAATTTCCGGACGCGGGATTTCCGCCGGGCGGAAACAGTAACGCTCAGTGTAAGGCATTCCCCAGACAGACACGTGCAGACGGGAATCACGAGCCCCCTCGAAGGTCACCAGGGTGAGGATCATGCCTTCTTTCAGGTCGGCTATCAC